CTTGCGGGAACGTGTCATTTTGGCAGCCAAGGGGGGGTTTCAAGACCTACGCGGGAACGGGCAGAACCACGAGCGGCATCGGCTACATATTTTCGACACCCAAAACTCCCCTTGGCGGGGGGATTGGGGGGACTTGGCAGTCTGGGCCGGTTGGGCCGGTTGGGAGGGGATTCATAATGGCAGGTGACAATGAACTGGCAGCGGTGCCCAAAATCGGGGCGACTGCCATAAGTGACAGGACGACATCGAGCGATTTGCGCCTCATCCAGCAGGCCATCCGCAACAGGTGGGACATCCCCGAGCATGTGCTCGCGCAACTCCCCGGTGCAATGGCGATGATCGCATTGTCTGTGGAGCACGATGACCGGGCACGCATCAACGCAGCGAAGGTGCTCGTAAGCATGAACGGACAGAACGCAGCGTCAGAGTCTAAGACCGTCAACGTGACCATCTCACACCCAGGGGCTGACCTGCTCGACTGATGGCGTACCGATTCTGCGAAGAGACCGCGACGCGGGCCGAACGATTCTTCACTCAGTTGCTCACCTTCGTCGAGGGTGAGAAGGCGGGGAAGCCGTTCGCGCTTGAGGCGTGGCAGCGGAAGATTGTGCGAGACATCTTCGGGTGGTTGCGGGACGATGGCACGCGTCGATATCGCATCGCGTACATCGAAGTGCCGCGCAAGAACGGCAAGTCAAGTTTCGCCTCGGGGATCGCGTTGTACCTGCTGCTCTGCGACAAGGAGCAACGACCGCAGGTCTATTCATGTGCAGGAGACAGAGACCAGGCACGCATCGTATTTAATGCGGCCCGAGCGATGGTCGAGCGTGGAAGCCAGCCACTGCAAGACAAGGCGGAACTGCGTCAGTACCAGATCAGAGCCAGGGCCAATGGGGGATGGTATGAGGCGTGCAGTGCCGATGCCTACAGAGGTCATGGGCTTTCGCCTCACGGGATCATCTTCGATGAACTCCATGTGCAGCCGAATCGTGACCTATGGGATGCGATGCTGTCGGGGCGAGGTGCTCGACGGCAACCCCTCGTGGTGGCCATCACGACTGCGGGGCATGATCGGTCGTCGATCTGCTGGGAGATGCACCAGCGGGCGAAAGCAGCGATCGCCAATCCCGAGGCAGACCCGACGTTCTATGCCGTCATCTTCGGGGCCGATGAAAAAGACGACTGGAAGAGTGAGGAGGTGTGGCGAAAGGCGAACCCTAACCTCGGCGTGTCGGTGAGTCTGGAGTTCTTGCGTGAGGAATGCACAGCAGCCCAACACAATCCGGCCCATGAAAACGTCTTCCGCAACCTCTACCTCAACCAGTGGACACAACAGGCCATCCGCTGGATTCAGCTTGACGCATGGGACAAGTGCCAGTCGGATGTGACCCTCGATGAGTTCGCGGGCGAACCGTGTTGGGCTTCGCTCGACTTGGCATCGACCCGTGACATCAACTCCCTCTCGTTGCTGTTCAGGCGGGAGCAGGATTACCACGTCTTCAACCGCTACTGGATGCCGCAGACACCGCGTGACATCAAGGCCAGAGCGGACCGTGTGACCGTCGAGAACTGGGGCAAGCAGGGGCTGATTAAACAAACCGAAGGCGACGTAACAGACTATCGCGTCATCGTTGATGACATCATCGAATTGATGGAGCGGTTCGACCTGCAGGTGCTCGCCTACGACCCCTGGGGACCGGCCCGAGCGATGGCGCAGATGCTCGTTCAGTCTGGATTCCCAGAGGACAAACTGCGAGAATTCCGCCAGAATATCGGCTCGTTCGCTGCACCGTCGAAGGAATTCGAACGCAGGGTCGGGAATGCAACGATTCGGCACGATGGCGACCCGGTGCTGCGGTGGATGGTGGGCAACGTCGCGGCGTTCAGGGATAACAATGACAACATCAGGCCGAGCAAACACAGATCGGCGGACAAGATTGACGGAGTGGTAACGACGATCATGTCGCTGGGGCTGGCGATGGCGGAGATGCAGAGCGGGTCGGTTTACGAGACTTCGGGGAGCCTGTTGCTATGACGATGCTGGCGAATGTCCGTCGGAGTCTTGCCCAGTGGATCGCGCCGTCTTCGCGTGCGATGCCGCAGCAGGTGGCCGACGCACTGCTGTCCCGATCTGCTGCTGGGGTGCCGGTCAACGAATTGACGGTGCTTACATCGTCGGCGGTGTTCGCGGCCATCCGCATCATCGCCGAGACCATCGGACAGATTCAGTGGGAAGTCTACGAGCGACGCGGGGAATCTGATGTCGAGCTCTACGACCATCCGCTGGCGTACCTGCTTGACCGTGAGCCGAATCCCGAGATGACGGCCTTCTCCTGGCGGGTGGCGATGCTGACGAGCTACTACCTGCATGGGAACATGATCGCCGAGATCGAGCGTGACGGAGCAGGTCGGCCCGTGTCGCTGTGGCCGATTCACCCCGGGCGAGTCGAGATCCACAGGAACGGCGGCGGGCTGATGTACCGCGTCCGCAATGAGACGGGGCAGATTGAGGCGGAGTTGCCAGCGGCCAACATCTATCATGTCCCGCTGATGGCTGGAGACGGGGTGGTGGGTCGTGGGCTGGTGCATCGGGCGAAGGACTCGATTGGGCTTACGCTCGGCATCGAGAAGTACTCGGCGAGTTCGTTCGCCAATGGCGCACAACCTGGCGGGATTCTGCGACACCCGAACAAGCTCACCGATGCTGCTCGGGCGAACATGCGGAGCGAGTGGGAGGCCCTGCACAGGGGAGCGAACAACGCCGGGCGAATCGCTGTTCTCCAGGAAGGCATGGAGTTCCAGGCTATCCAGATGAGTGCGACCGATACGCAACTCATCGAGCAGCGGCAGTTTCAACTGACCGAGGTGGCCCGCTGGTTCAATCTTCCCCCGCACCTTCTGCGTGATCTGTCGCGGGCGACATTCGGCAACATTGAGCACCAGTCGCTGGAGTACTTGACGTATACGATCAGGCCAATCACGGTGGCGATGGAGCAGGAGGCCCAACGGCGGCTGCTGACCGGGACGGAGAAGGCGACGCACTACACCGAGCTAGACATTGACGACCTGTCACTGGCAGATCGCCAAAGCCGATACGCGGCGTATGCTGTCGCCCGGCAGAATGGGTGGATGAGTGCCAACGAGATCCGAGATGAGGAAGGCATGGACCCGATCCCCGGTGAAGAAGGTGATGCGTACCTGGTCAATGGGAACATGGTGCCGATCTCGGTGGCCATGACGGCGAGACCCACACCGTCTCCAGTTGCGACCCAGACCGCAGCAGCACAGGACGCCCAGACAGACCTTCCACAGGACGAGCAGATCCGGGCTGCATTCGTGGAGGTGCTCGCGGGTGCCATGGGCAAGCTGAGCAACAAAGAAGCACTCCAAGCCATGAGTGCGGCGAAGAAGCCCGCGAAGTTTCTCGCGTGGCTCGATGAGTTCTACGGGGATCATCGCTCGGCATTGGTCGAGACCCTCGGCCCCATCGTGCGAGCGTACACGCTGGCGACCGGGCGGCAACTCGATACGGCTGGCATCGTGGAACAGCACATCCGGCAGCGGCGGGAATCGTTGCTCGAAGTGGCAGGCAAGGCGACTGCTGATCTCTTGCCAGCGATGGTGGAGAACACAGTAAGCGGGTGGAACTTGGAAGCGATTCGGTCATTCTCTCGGGAGGTGTGCTGTGAGTGAACGCGAAGAACGAGCGTTGATTGCCGAGGGGCTTGAACTGCGGGCCGAGGGCGAGACTGGCAAGTTGACCTTGCGGGGTTACGCGGCGGTCTTCAACTCGTTGTCTGAGCAACTGCCGGGGAACAATGGGACATTCCGCGAGGTCATCCGCCCGGGAGCATTCCGCGACAGCTTGGCCCAGGGTGCCGACGTGCGGTTCCTGCTCAACCACGAAGGGCTCCCGCTGGCCCGCACTACCTCGGGAACGCTGCGTCTCAAGGAGGACTCTCGGGGACTCGTCATTGATGCCGACCTCGACCCGAGCGACCCGGACGTGCAGCGGATCGTCCCGAAGATCCGGCGTGGTGATCTCTCCCAGATGTCCTTCGGATTCATCACCCGGCGCGACAACTGGCGACAGGAGAGCGGCGGCCAGGTGCGCGACCTCCTCGCGGTCGATCTGCTCGACGTGTCGGCTGTGACCTACCCGGCGTATCGAGCGACCGAGGTAGCCTTGCGGTCTC